GTCGGTGGTGAGGATGCTGAACTGAACGAGAACGGTGGCGAGGCTGAAAATGCTGAACCCGCTGCTGAATCAGAGAAGAAGAAGGGCGGTCGCCCAAAGAAGACTGAATCTAAGTAAAAGAGTTTCGTGCTATGAGTAAAATTAAGAGACTTAAGAAAAGATTCACGGCATTTGTAAACCAACTGACTCCTGACCAAGTTCGGGAGCAGTTGGTTCTCGCGTATCTCCAGATGGAGAAGTGCCAGTCCGTGTTGAAAGGCTACGATGTTGAGCCAGAGACCATGCTTGATAGTGGCGAAAGTTCCGACTTGGAACTTTTCTACCGTTGCAAGAAAGCCGCCGAGGAACTTGGCTATCTGAACAAGATGGTGCATGATGGTAAAAAAGTCGGTGCTATTGAGTTTGAAGTGAAAGTTGACACCAATCCCGCCATACTTAGCCTAAAAGAACTTCGTAAAGAGTTCAGAAAGATGGCAGATTCAATGAAGCCAAAAGTCTTGCAAGTTGGCTCAGTGGTCTATTTCCTCAATAAAGGGCGCATCCACAAGTCCACGATAAAGGACGTATTTGGATTACATGCAGTAACTTGTGAGCCTTGCTTCCATGTCAATGGTTATGACAATGTTTTTTTGGCCAGTTCCATCTATGATTCCGCTGTTCGTTTGGCTTCTACTGTTGGCAAACTTGTCAACAATCATGTTTCTGTTTCCTCAGACCATGAATCCGCTTTCTTCATTGACAGCACAAGCCGCGTATTCAAAGCCGCTAAGTGGTATCTGGAAGACCAGAAGATTGAACACTTCAATTCTATCAATGACCTCAGAAAGTTTTTGCTTCAGAACATTGTAGAAGACAAAGAGAAGAAGTAATTATGTGTGGTACAACAAAAGACTTTATGGCAAAAGAAGTAAACATGAATCCCAAGCGGGAAGAAAAGAAGCCACGCGAGATACCTTTTGGTAAGCCCGTAAGAATCCGAAACTATAAGATGTGGCGAACGCGGATAAGTATTGAGAAGAAGAAAGTTATCCAGGCAATAGTTATCTCAGACCTTAACGGGTTGTGGATGGTTCGTATTCCAGAGACCTATCTGATGTTCCGTGCATTGACAGACCTGTATTCCACTGAAGACTTGAAGGATTTTGAAATACTTTTCACGTTCCTCAACAACTTCAACTTCTGTACGCAAATCTCTCACGGTAGTTTCCAGAACTTCTTCGTTCTTTGCATCTACGGCTATATGCACCCCGAAGTTCTGGATAAAGGCTATGAGCCGGAAGACAAAAAGTATCTGTCTTATGACGAATTTCTATACCGCGTAAAGAGGTATATTGAAGAATACAAACTTTACGTTGAGGAAGAAAAGAAACGTAAAGAGGCAGAGGCTTCAGAAGAGCAACCAGAGGAAAAGTAATAAAAAGAATCCTGGGAGTTTGTTTTCTCTCAGGATTCTTTTTTACTCAGCGTCAAGTGCCGCTTGAATTATTTTCTTAGAAAGTTTTATCACCCTGCCCATTTCAACGGGTCTGATAATGTTACCTTTTTCGTCTTTGCATTTCTTCATTTCCTCATTATATGCGTAGAGTAGCGGACACTGGCTACACTTTGCAGGGAAAAAGAAACTGATAGCATCGGTATCGTCTTCCGTACCTTGCTCATTCTCTTTCTTAAGGTCGTGGTACTTTGCATATAAGTCAGCACGTTCTTTTGACCCTATCGGCTGTTGCTTTGCCGACCTCAGAATCTCTTTTAGCACTTCTTCTGTTCCAACCAGTTCCACTTCATCAAGAGAGACAGGAGTTGCAGAACCATCCTTCACTCTCTGTTTTCTGTTGTCGAGAAGTTTCTTGAACTTTGCGCTTTCGATAATGTTCTGACGAATACTGTTATTCTGCTGAATAGCAAGTGCCTCGTTTTCTTGGAAGGCAATGGCATAGGCATCTTCCTCTATATATCCGATAGCCATGAGGTCTGCCATAACAAGATATTGAAGCGTTACGTTCAACTTCTTTGCTTCTGTCTGTTTTTGCTTTGAAAGTTCCATAATTATTCTATTTTTGTTCTATTGCGTAGATTGGTATTGCATAACAGCAGCAATGTGGGTGCAAAGGAGGAAAGTATTCCATTTCGTCAATCATGTGGAATCCACAAGCGTTGTCGCATATCTCACATGGATAACTACTGCCACGTAATACATAGTAAGCAACTGCATCTTCCTGATAGTCCATGGCCTGTGAGCGCATCCACACCATTTGCAATGTGATCTTCGCCATGTTCGTCACATTTGTACTTCCGTTGTTCGAGAGTCCGACATTACCCCTTACAACTCCCCTGCTTCTGATATATGTTGCAGTGAATGTCTCTGCCTGTTTGAAAGCCTGTTGTACCTCTGGCATGATATATATGGTATGCAGATGTGTCTTAGCCTTTGTAATGGCTTGCGCGAGAGGTACGTTTGCGAATTTCAATGCAGCAACAGCTACTTCAACGTCTTTCAAAAACTTATAGAGGTAGGTGTCAAGGGTCTGTTGTAAGTTGCGGTTGTTACGACCAAGCAAAAGCATCCAAGCCAGAAGTTTCGATGTCCTGTCTTTGTCAGTGGTGACACGGGTGGAATATTCCTCGATAAGACTAAGGATTTCTTCTTCAGCTGCATCCATTGCCTCCGATATTTCATTCATCATCTGCTCGTTGTATCTACTGCTGATTTCAAATTCAGTAGGTTCAACGTCGTATTTATAGCAGATGGTGATGATATGCTCTTCCGCTTCTTTCAGCACTTCGTCAATACGCTCTTCCAATAGACGTGCAAACTCATTGCGTCGCAATACAAATTGCTTTGCCGCTGTAATCTCTTCAGTTGTAGGCAACCTGTATTGTGACGTGTCGAGTTTTATCTTGATGCTATCAGCCATAGTTTAGTGTTCTGAGTCCCACTTATCCCACTTTGATTTAGCCTTGCCAGTCATAGGATCAATCTCGTTACCGTTTTCATCCCATTGCTTACCAGAACGGTTTTTCCTACCGCGACCAGTGGCTACGCTACCCTTTGTACGGGTTCGTGATTTACCCTGAGTCTTCTTCTTTCCGTCTTCCGACGTAGTGGTAGTGGTCTCTGTGTACTGAGATTCAATGTCGGCAATGGTCTCTGCCTGTTTGATGGTAATCTCAGACTGAATTTCAAGTTTCTGTTCAGTGAGCAAGAGTTCCTGTAGTTGCTCTTCTTTCTTCTCAGCCTGAATACGTGACCACTCCTGCGGAGTAGAGTACGGTAGTTTCTCCGATGCCGTCTGCTTTGAGAGGAAACCACCAACGACGGCAGTATTGAGATTCGTGGTAAGCTCAGTGATGTTAAGGTGAATGTAAGGCTCGATGTAGTGACGTATATTCGTGTTGAGGAAAGCCAGTCTCATTTCACACTCGATACCGTAGCCCCAAGAGAAGATGTCAATCATCTTATCTACACAGCCATCATACTCCTGTGCATCCGTCATAGCCTTTTCATAGGCATCGGAGTACATGATTTTCAGTGAAACGCCGGGTGTGTCTCCACTCTTCAACTCTGGTGTCTTCACGGCGAATGACTGCTTATAGATATTGTCTTCAAGTTTGTCGAGTTCTGCCTTGTATGCGTTTGATGCGTCCTGACGGTTGAGGAAACCGATTTCTCCGTCCGACGGCAACAGCATAATCTTTGAGGCATACGACATATCCTGTGTGGTCACTTCCTCGCTACCTTCGCCCTTAACGTACATGATAGGCAAACCGAAATCGTGGTTACTGTGAGCAAGGTTAGAGAAAGCAATCTCATAGTTTTCAATCGTTTCTTCCGAGTAAGTCCAGCATGGTCCGTTATCGTCTCGCATATATGCAACTGGTATGGAATCGAATCCGTGCGCCTCCATCCATTCCAGACGGTAGCCATCTGTATTGAAGAGTTTGAAGATAAGATTTTTGGCTCTCTCAAAGATGTTCGTAGGATCACCATCGGCAACGAAACGGTAGTAGTATGTATCATCCCAAACATCTATATAGCGTTTGGTAACAGCCCCGTCTTCGGCATAGTTGCAATATGTACGTGCAAAGGTGCTGAGTTTCCCCGTTTTTAAGTCGTAGTGCGGGAATAGTTTGTCACCGTTAAGGAAAGACAAAACTTTCCAGCCGAACTTTCCTTTGTCGAGGAATCCGACGAAAGCACCGTCACCCGTTGCTTTGACAGACTTTGCCAGTTGATACCAGGCAACTTCCATGTTCTTGTTAGCCCATCCGTTCTTGAACTCATTGAAGACATTGCGTGTCTCGTCGGTAACTTTCTTGTCAGAGAGTTCAAACTGAATGTCGTTTCCGCAAAGATGTGTCAGATGCTTAACGAGAATAATCTGCTGATAGGAGAAAGCATAACGAGGAATCTCCTGAATGTACCACTTTCCGTCCTCTTCATTTTCCTGCCAGATGTCAGGAAACAACTCTTTGTCGTTGATAAGGTGTCCGGCAGGGTCAAGTTCGCGCAGGAAATCTTCTTGCGTCACAATCTTTCGGTGCAGCCTGTCATTTGTGACTGGCATTTCCGAAACTTCATTCCAGACATACCCGTGATCATAGTGACCATCAGGCAGGATTCGCGTAAAAGGCTTCTTTGTTAGAAGGTCTCTTAACTTTGTGTTGGTTTGTTCTAAAACTGCATCCATATATGTTTGTATTTGTGTTGTTATTTGCGTGAGAGTTTGCGGATAGTCCGTATTCGTCCAATACCTCTATGGTTTTTCTTTTTCAACCATGATGGAATGACAGCCTGCGTATGTTTAATGTCGAATATCTCTCTCATAAACAATGCCTCAAAAAAGTCTGGCGAATGACCGACAATCGCTTTGTTTTTCATCTGTTCCTTATGAATGAGACACCAGCCCTTGTCTTCTTTCGACATATCTTGTTTTACGCATTTACGTTCAAGTTGAAGTATGTCATAGAGAGTTTTCGTTTCTTTGCCAATCTTGTATTTTCGTTTGAGAAGACTTGGCTCAATGCTCCAATCTCCTTGCTGTGTCCGTTCTGCAAACTTATATGCGCATTGAGATTTCTTATTGTCGTAAAGTCCTTTGTCTTTTTCTGCAACGGCTTCTTGGTTGTTGAATGGTACGGCTCTTGGGAAAGCCCCCTTCAAAACTTGCCCCATGCCGTTCAAGTCATAGGCGAAGTTCTGTTCCAAAACTCCCCATTCCTGAAGTTTCGCCCTTAATAGTCCGACGGTTGTATATGGGTCACGTCGGCAGACATAGACATCGGCAACATGGTTTCCAATCCAGAGCCATGTCACGCAGTTGTCGCCACCTGTTCCGGCAACGTCGCAGGTTGCACGGCGAACACCGTCGCCAATCATCTGTGCGTTTTGGAAAATCTTATCAAGGTGATAGGCTTGAATCATATCGTCGCCCATCTTTATAATATCCCAGTTTCCGTCAAACTCCCTTGCACGTACTTCGGGTGGCTGGTTCAGAAGAGACGCAATATAGCCGGGGTCATTCTTTATAAGAGCCTTGTTTTCATTGAGTGCCGCTTTCTTGAACGTAACTGATTTGACAAAGAAAGAAGTTTTGGTGTAACCATATTGTTCCCATTCAGGATCCCAGGCATCATCAATGAGTTCACGGCATTGCTCGTAAACTTCTTCTGGAGTATCGCCCCAGATGATGTTGTCAACAGAATCGTCTGGCATATAGCAATAGCGAACAACACCGTCTCGTTCTGGAATTGCGAACCCTTTTCGTTCGGGGTGCATAAGTCCATCTTCATAGATAGTATCTTCTTTTCCAATCCACCAGTCGATAAACTTTCTGAGCCATGACAGCGGATCGGGGTTGCAAGTTCCGAGAATACGAGAATGAACACCGATGGTATTACGGCAGCACGTCATGAGGAACTTGAACATTTCAAACGGCATCTGAGGCAGCTCGTCAATACCAATAGAGCAAAACTGTTGACCACGATACTTTGTGTCGAAGTCAGACATTGGCATATCATAGATGGTGAGACCAAGTTTTGCCCCTGTCTTAAAGTTCCAAGTCATGTCGTCTTTTGACTTGTTGTAGCGTCCAAACTTTGCGTACCACCGCTTCGACTCGTTGATGATATTCTCAAAATCGTCTTTGTTTTTTCGGAAGATGATACCGTTAAAGTGTTTGTTCTTGATGTCGTACAAAGGTTCCATCAACATTGTTATGGTGTTGTGGTTGATTGTATAGGCATCTGTCATGTAGAGGTGGTCACGTCCAGTAACGGTAATGCAACGACATTCCTGACGATGTTTTGACTTTGTGATGTACTGGAGTTTCTTTGTCAGTACATTTTTTTCAGTCGGTTTCGTCGGAGTCTTTGCATTGACGTGTGCGCGAAGTTTGAAATTAGTTCTTGCGAACAGGTCTGCATCGTTGGGAGCGACAAAAGAAACTTTCCAATAGCCGATACGTTCTGGATCATCTTCAATCTGGCTAACTCTTGCCCAGATGCCAAGTGAACGTGCTACCTCTGCTACGTCTTCTATCAGTTCTTTGTTTGGCAGTGCAAGATACGGGTGCTTGTGCATTGAACGCCCATTCTTATACATAACACCCTGCAAGTATTCCCATCGTGCCTGTACTGATGCAGTCTTGTATTCAGAAGGTATTCTTGCTTGCTGTTGCTGTCTGCTGCAAGTTATCTTGCGTCTGTTTTCATCGTCCAGTCCTTTGAGGTAATAGAATCCGTCTTTCTTGTTTTTTTTTATCTTATATCCGATGGCAGAAAACTTCCTTGCAAGATATTGGTCTTTTGTCAACTTCACACCTGTCAACGAAAAATTCCAGAATCCCGTACCGCTGATATATCCAAGTATAAAAGGATGTATAGGCAGGTCAACTGACGTTACTTTTTCGTTCAGTTCAACTTCGCCACATAGCGGAATCTCAACAAAGTTTGTCTTTCCACGACGTAGCGACAACGGATAAGGTCTGTCGATAACATAGTTATCCATGATATCCCTTGCAGTCATTTCATGGAAGTCTTCTGTCTGAGAAGTCCGCGCCCAGAACCTGTGATTATCCATGCAAGTTACTGAAGTTCCATCATCGAAGTGGAATACATATACGGTATTAACGCCTTGCTCAAAGATATTGCTGACTTTCTGCACGCCATTGTACGGAGTGCAAATAAGGTCGCCAATTTCAAGGTCGCCCATCTTTCTGAATCCAGACGGTGTAGCAACAGGTGTTGAGTATGGGTTTGCCTTACCGCCACCTCTGTTACCTCCAAACACGGTAATGTCGGCATCGTTGCTGAGACCAACCTCCTGTGCGCCTCTTTGAGCAATGAAAAACTTTGAAGTCTTTTTATTGCTTTCTTTTTCCCTCAGTTCCTCAATAAAGGCTTTAGAGTAGATAGGTTTGCCATCGAGCGTGTATAGTCCTGTAAAACCATCCATAATAATCTGTTATCTTAACTTTTTGTGGCAAAAATAGAGATAAAACGCAAAATATCTGATGTTATAAGGTAGAAAACCGAAGAAAATGGTGTAAAAATAGAAGATTTCCAAAACAATTCTCAGATAAATCATTGATTTACGTTTAAATTTGCGGAAAAATATTAACAAAAACGGGCGAAAAACGTCCGTCAACACAAACACAAAACTTTTACAATTATGGAGAAAGACATTCTCATTCAGGGTCTTAAGACCCGCATCGGAGAAGACGATGCAAAGATTATCAGTGACAAAACATTTGACGGTGTTGCCACAGAAGTTTTAAGTCTTTTTGCTGACGATACCAAAGTCACAGACGAGACATGGAAACTTCCTGTTGCTCTTCTGAAGCAGTTTGCCGGACAGAAGCGTTTCGACGAAAAGAACTTCACCGAGAAGTTCAAGACCGATTACGCTAACGAGTTCAAAACTCAGCATGAGAAAGATGTTGAGACTCGTATCAATGCTGCCGTTGCAAAGGCATTGGAAGACTATAAGAAGGAACACCCTGAGAATGGTGGTGGTGATGGTGGTAAAGGTGGTGCTTCTGAGGAATCACTGGATGAAAAGGTTGCGAAAGCCGTGAAGGAAGCAATGGCTGGACTGACTGGTGCTGACAGCGAGTTTGGTAAGATGACTGCTACCATGACCAACTTCATGAAGTCACAGATGGAACGGGAGAAAACCGCAACTCTCAACAGCGTTAAGGCAGAACTCAAGAAACACCTCATTGCTCTCAAGGCCAACAACGAGGCTTGTGTTGACGATGCTCTGGATGATATCGAATACGGGGATAACCCCACGTTCGATGCTCTGAAGCAGACAGCAGTAGCAGCCTACGAGAAACGCTACAAGCGTTACTATGCCGACGGTGGAAAGCCCTTTGGTGGTGATGGCACTGGCGGGCAAGAGGAGGAAAACGGCTTCGTGAAAAAGACGATAGCCCGTTTGAAGAAAGAGGCTGAGGACAGCGCGACCTATGCCACCGAGCAGGAGAAGACCTTCGTATAAGGCTCTCAACCAACACAAAAATTCACAACACAAACACTAAGTAACATGAGACAAGGAACTATCAACAACTACATTAAGTTTAGTAAGAACTTTGGTGGTGTCCGCAAGTGCTACGAGGGCAAGCCGACGATTGCCGTCGGTGGTTTCATGTGCGACCCCGCACTGATGCCTGCCTATCCTAATGTCATGGCTGCTGGAACTCTGGTTTTTGCAGACGAGACAGCAGGTGTACGCTCCATCGTTCCTATCTACACTTTCAAGGTGAAGAGTGTTGACGCAACCGCCAAGACTATCACCGTTGAGAAGTTTGAGACTGGCACTATTGCCAAAGTAGGCATGAAGTTGATCGTGGTTGGTGAAAACCTCGCCACTGCCGCAACCAATGTCGCAACTGTATCTGCCATTGACAGCAGCGCAGACGACGTTGACGTTCTGACGGTTGACGCTGTAACAGGTTTCGCCGCTGGAAACGTGATTGCAGAGGCAGGTGCGGACTCCAAGATCAAGGCCGTTCCCAACGGACTGACCTATTGTGACAATGTTCTCGACCCCGATGCGTATGCAATCGACATCGACTACATCTGGAACTGCATGGAGAAGCCCGTTCTGGAGCG